CGTCTAGCTGGTCTGAAATCTTGCTGGTAGTAGAGCCAACTAGCGCGTACATACCGTAGTCGTTCATAAACAACACCGACCTAAAATACGGAAAAATGGCAAATGGGCGCTTAGAACCAACAGATGCGCTTACATTGGTGTTAGTAAAAAGTGTAGTGCCATTAGTAGTAACCCTAACATCAGAGAATACATTGATGGAATCATCGCCAAAAATATACAAAAAGTTATTAGCAGAAAGAAGATACTGAATGTTTCCATGTAATGTTGAATCCGTAAGGGTGACTGCGCCAGCAGAAACGCTTGTAAAGTCCGTATAAGAACCCGCAGCGCTGTAATAAACAGTTCGCCCTTGGGCTATCCATGCTCTGCCCGAAAAAGTCGCTATGCCCACATTTTGCTGTGTTGATACCGTACCCTGTAAAACCGCATTGGTTGTTGCACCGCCACCAGCAATAGTGACAATTAAATTGGCTGTATTGGTATAACCCGTACCTGCATTGGTCATAATGACCGAAGTAACCACATTTCCTGTAACAATAGCCTGGGCAGCAGCGTTTGTACCACCGCCACCTGAGAAAGTAATGGTGGTATTAGATGCGTTGGTATATCCCGCACCCCCGTCAATGACCGCTACCGATACTGTGCCTGTAGCAAAAGTAACTAAACTGGCTACCGCAGTAGCACCTGATCCCCCGCCACCCACAAAAGTAACGGTAGTGTTGGCAGCATTAACATAGCCAGAACCCGCATTAGATACCGATACTGTAGCTACTGTATTTGCACCGCCAAGGGTTAAAGTGGAAACCGCATTGGCATTAGTACCGCCAGCTTGCGTGGGCGCTGAAATAACAACGGTGGGCGCTGAAGTATATCCAGAACCCCTATTAACAATACCTATTGATCCGACTGATCCGATAGTGACAACATTATTGCCATCCCAAGAGTAATATCCTTTATCAGGATCAATAATTAACGCCCTGTCGTTGTACCATTGGGTGCTTTCCACCCCAGAGTTAGAGAATGTGCCAGCTACCGCTACATTGCCTTTTGCATTACTTGTGACATCGTAATACTGGGCTGATCCATCTGATAAAAAGGCTAGGATATAGTCTTTAACCCCAAGATTGACAGAGGTAAGGTTGGTAACGGTATTGCTAAAAGTGACAGCAGTATTGCTAATGCTGACATTAGAGTAATTAGGAATAATCTTGAGGTTGGCATAACCAATCGGCTGTGCGTTCTCAATCCATGAAAACTCGGTTTCATCAATTGCTGTGCGGTTAGCCTTAGTGTTAAGCCCTTTAAACTGCTTAACGACCTGGTAGGACTTTTTCTGTTCGGCAGCAGCCATTAGATCATCCCGCTATAAGAACTTGGAATCCTTCTGGTAAATGTAGTATTCAAGACTGAAGTAGCTTGCTTGAGGTACTCTTGTTTAAAGATTTCTGATTCACCAAAACTTTGCTCGTAGAACTTAGCCAAATACGCTGCATAAAACTTCACGCAAGTGCTATAAGGATCGGTAATAACATCTGTAGTCGTTGGCGTAGTCAAGCTCAAGGCATTAGGTAAAACTACGCAATCTACTTCAATTTGATAGATTTGATCGGGTACAGGTCCAATATAGATTTGTCCTTGACCGTACACGCTAAAGGCAAGAGGTCTGCCGATGTAGTTCTGCCAAAACCGCAATCTGGTATTGAAATCTGACCACGCCAAGTAATCCAACGGTACACGAGTATTACCCCAGTAAAGGTTGATATTGATAATATCGAGTACGGTGTTGCCAGAGCTTGGCGATAACGGGGATGATCCCATTAAATTTGTTAGGGCTGCATAGCTGACATTTTCACAATTACCGACATATTGCAAGGTGGCTGTGCCGTCTGCAAAAGGTGTTGAAGGTGGGTAATTGGTGTAGTTATTTGCTGTGCTTTGCGGATAAATAGGTGCGGATGAGCTTGAAGTTCCACCCGTAACATATTGATAAATATAGATATTATTAAATACAAAAGTGTTCGCTGTTACCGCAGTATTAGCTACCCATTGCGTAGGAAAAGCTGGCGCAGCACCGTTGACGGTTGCTCCTGGCGCTACTTGGCAAGGAGTTTGTGCTACAACGATCTCACGCAAACATCCCGTATCACGAGTTACTCGCTCACGAGCAGAATTAATGTAATCGGTTAACTGTTGATCTGAATAAAAGTTACTGTTAGCATCATGGAGCAAGTACCTTACTTGAGTAATGTACCCTGATAAATTTGTGGACATTTAAGCTCCATAAATCATGCTACCGCCTGAAGGACCTTTCCCCCAGCCCGTTTTGAAACGGGTAGGGGTACTCTTTCCACCAACGGGGATAACGATTGGTTCTTTTTAGGTGGTTCGGTGGATAACTCCCACTTAGAAAGGCGCTCTAAGCCCTCTTTAAGTTCGTTGGTTGTTTTTACCCACCCAAGCCTAGCCAAATACTTCATTTTGTCCTCATCCTTGTAACCAAAAATGTGTCTTGCAAATTCTTCAGGGATCTCAACTGTTGATCCTTTTTTGAAGTCGTAAAAGACACCACCGAAGCCATCTTTTAGGTCTTGGTCAGAATTATTGGTTACAAAGATATTAGACATTAAAAACTCACGACATCGCCATAAACGACGAAATTAACGGTGTTGGTATTGCCCGAAGCGGTATTGACATTCACAAACAAGACTTGAGTAGTAGATCCAGTAATAGCGGTATTTGCATTATAAGGAGCTGCTATTGTTAAGTCTTGGTAACGCCCTGCTGCTGTTAAATTTGTCAATACTACATTGGCAACAACGGCATTAGAAATGTTGCCGTCATTGCTTGTAGTAATTGAGATGTTAGCAAGAGAGATGTTACCTGATGGTCCTGTAGCCACAATTCTACGAAGAATAATGCTTCCAGAATTATTGGCTGAACCACCATTTGTTAAACCACCGCTAAGCAAGGGCATTTCAACGCTAGTAGTCGCACCATTACCAGTCACATTTAAGGTTTGCGCTGTTACGATAGCAACACGAGCATTACCAAAACTGTCTAGATAAAAGCTTGAAACTGCATTTGGATTAGCCATTACTGTTCTCCTTAACTTGCAAAAGTGCTAGACACAGGAGAACCACCATTTACAGTTACTAACTGAACTGTTGCATTAGTAGTAGCCAATAGCTGAACATTCGTGCCGTCAGAAATAATCATACCGCCTGAGTTAGTGGGATACACATTTGAAAATGTAGCCACATTAGAGGTGGTATTGTAATTTGTAACAGTTTGAATTACCACATTTGCTGTACCAATAACAAGGTAAGTTCCAGCAGGTACGACATTTCCTGCTGTAGTTGCAGCTATGTTTGCAGCAGCTTGAAAGTACGCACCTGGCGTATTTTCGTATGTACCTGCTATGAGGATTTTATTTAAACCGAGTGCCATGACTATTCTCCTTAGATAGAAATTGAGTTATAGCCAGAAACTCTGGTCATTGACTTAGGCTTAACGCTCACTAATTCAGCGATCATTAAGACAGCGCCAACATAGCCGATCTGCCAGTTTGGTAAGGTTGATTCAAAACCAGTAAATACGAATGAACCTTGATCGTGAATGTACAAGGATAAGTAGTTGCTGTTAATGAAATACACAGTACCTTCTGGGCAATACGGATCAGGATAGATTGGAACTCCAGCTACCATCAAAGCTCTAAATGCAGCTTGAGGACCGTTGCTGTCACTATCAAAACCATGGCCTGGGGTAATAACATATTGCTCTTGACCTACAAAGTCTTGAGCTAAAAGTGTCCAAGTACCAAAACCGCAAACACCAAAAGTAGGAACTTCTGCACCGTTTTTGACAGTTCCAGAAATGTACTGAAGGATGTTTTGACGAGTTGGGTTTACTGAACCTGCGTTATATACCTTTGACTTCCACCAAGTATTGGCTGTACGACTGATGTTACCGTAGGTAACCATGTTCGTACCGTCATCAATAGCTCCTGGCAAGCCAATAAACTGTTGAGTATTAGTGTAGTTATTGTACAAAGCAGTTGCCATTGCATCCATCATCACATTGGTCGCATCATTCATACGAGCTTCAATGAGAGGGATGATTGCATAATCCTGCTGAACTGCACCTTCCATACCGAGGAACGGTAC